GAGGGTGTGCAGCAGGATCTTCGGATTGAAGCTGACCGCAACGTGCTGTCCAAGCAAGACGTGCTGTCTGTGGATTATCACTCTGCCTATCACGTCATGGGCACTAAGTGGTCCTCCGCTTCTGACAACCCCACCAACGCAAACCTGCGTACCGGCAGCAACTGGGCTGCTACCTACGACATCGATCTCATTCCTATGGTTGAGATCTTTGTCAACACTCCTCTGGATAACGGCCTCAAGTCCTGATCCTGACGAGACAAAAGGCCCTACCATTAGGTGGGGCCACCTTCTTTTTGCGCTATGGCTGCCACGATCAACGCCACACTGAAGAGTGCGACAGCCAACAGCTATGTGACGTTGGCTGAAGCCAACACATATTTCGAGACTGTTCCAAGTAGCACCACCTGGGACAACAAAACGGATGACGCAAAAAACCGAGCGTTAATTTCTGCAACACGCTGGATCGATACGTTGAATTTCTACGGCGATCGTTGCGATACCAGCCAAGCATTGAACTGGCCTCGTAATAATTATCACGTTGACCGGGTAGAGCTTGTTTGCACGAGCATTCCGAACGATATTAAGTATGCAACCTACGAGTTAGCGAGGGCATTGGCCAATGACACGGACTCGATTACAGGGTCTACCGGCGATACGGGATTATACGAATCCGTCAAGCTCGGAGAGATGGAAGTCAAGTACAACACTTCTAGTCAGGCTACTGGAACTGTTAATAACGTATTCGACGTTTATCCTTGGCTTCAGTCTTATCTCGGCGCTTACTGTTTGGGTGGCAGTGGCTCGTATCAAGTCCGCGTTGTGAGGGGTTAATATGGCAGGTCAACTCGACAGTCTTTTTAAAAACGTAGCCAAGTCGGTAGTCAAAGACCTTGGCACGTCACTTGACACGTCAATTACTTATACAAAAAAAGCTTCTGCAACTTACAACGTGGCAACTGGTGCTGTAACAAGCACTGACACTAGTTATAGCTTCAAGGCTCCTGTTGAATTTATTGTTTCCGACGAGGAAAGCGGGTATCAAGAGAATACGGCTCGGCTTTACATAACACCTAATCAAATTGGAGACAATCAAGCCAATTTGCAAGACGAAATATCGTTAACATTCGCTGGAGCGTCACGCGCCACCAAGATTCAAGATATTCGTACTTTTAGAGGCGGGCAAGAGTATCTTTATATGATTCGGGTGGTGTTCTGATGACGCTTGTAAACGCTAGGGCTGCGATCGAAACTGCGATCAACACTGCAGTAACCGCAGCGGATGCCACGGTTTCAGTGGTGTTTGACAACATGCCGTTTACAACGCCTGGCAAGACAAAAAAGTATGTAATGGTGACGATCAATTTTGACCAGTCAACGGTCCAAACTCATGGTGCAGCGATTGATCAATACACTGGAACGGTGCAATGCGGCATTTTTACGCCAAGAGACAAAGGTAGTGCTGCAGCTGCTGCGATTGCAGAGTCAGTTATTGATGGTTTGACTTCTGTAAATGCTTCTGGCTATACGGACACGTATTCTGTGGTGCCACGGGTAGGGCAGATCAATGGTCCTACGGCTGTGACTGATGAAGGAACTAGCCATTTTGTCAGTGTCGTGCGTTGTAGCTTTACTGCAGTCTGATGGCAAAACCAATTACTGAGCTGACCAAGGATATTCGTAAGTTAATTGAAACGGGTCGTGAAGCAGCTGGTCCTGTGATTATTCGTTCTTTGCAGAGTGAGGGGCCATGGTGGACATCTAGTTTTGGCACCAAATGGCGTTTAAGTGGTTCTCCTGTAAAACCTGTTGATGATCGAGCTGGAATAACAAGAGATTTTACGGCGATACCAAAGAAAACAAACACGCCTAAGCCTTCTGTCGAGACAATGGTTATTGGCGGCGGTCAATCTGCCACGAAATTCCCGCTTGCTCAACCGATGTATGTTGGAAACTCTGCTTCATACGCAGGGTTTGCTGTAAATAATCCCGGCGCAACAGTTCCTCGCAAAGATGGCAGAGACGTTACTTACGAGCAGCATAAAAGGGACGGTTTTAGGCTTACAGCAAAAAATCAAAATCCTGACTGGTACAAGGTTTATACGCAGTCAGGCGGTTTACTCGGAGATCTAGACAAAGCATTTAAGGCTACCCGCCTGGGATGAGCTATATTGTGCTAGTTGACTGAGTTTTATGGCTGAAACACGCGCAATCGACAAGCTGTGCAAGGCGTTTAGCGTTGAGGAACGCAGCAGTTATACGATTAAAAACGGTGAAGAGGTTGTCCTCAAGTTGTATTGGAAGCCTTTGACGATTGCCGATCGTGATTCGATCAACAATTCGTTGAAAGCATTGAACATTGGCGCGGCTGAGGACAACCTGGATTTTGCGATCCAAATGGTTATTCGCAAAGCGGAAGACGAAGCTGGCAACCGGATTTTTTCGGACGGTGACCGTGCCAAAATCCGCAACCGCTTGCCTCTAAGCATTGTGCTGGACATCATGTCCAAGATGCAGAGTATGGATGGGGTGGAAGAAGCAGACGATCTTAAAAGCGAGGATTGATAAAGATCACTTCTTGTTCCTGCAGTTTTTCATTGCTGAAAAGCTAGGCATGACACTGGCTCAGCTTCGAGCCAACATGTCTACAGAAGAGCTGGTGGCTTGGAGCGCTTACTGCTCAGTCAAGTCAGATCGGGAGCAGAAAGAGATTGAGCGGAGTCGTCAGCAGGCTCAATATCGCAGGGTGCGCTAACCTGAAGGCAATATCTTCGGGTTAGTCGTGGCTGCTGAGTACGAAGTCAATATCAAGCTTAATAGTAAAGAGATTGAGACTCAGCTTGGGCAGATAGACAGAAAGATTGCCCGAATTGGAAAGCCTAAAGGCGGCAGCTCTGCCAAAAAGGCTGGTATTGCTGGGCTTCTTCCTAGTTCGACTGAACTAAAGGCTGCTGAAAGAGGCCTTATTCAGTTAACAGCTAAAACAAAAGCCATTCAAACCATACAAGATAAGTTTTCTGAAAGAAGAGTTCGCGCATTAACTAGAAGTAATAGCCTTAACGAAAAAGAACTGCGATTAAACAGGCAGTTGACTAATGAAGCTAGGCAGCGTTTGCGTTTATTGAGCCAGTCAGGGGCAAAGAGTTTTGATGCAACGCGACCTCAGGGTCGTCAAATGTCTGAAAACATAAATGCTCTCGTAAATGCCCAAGAAAAAAGAGCAAGGCTTGCAAATAAAATCAACGAAATGGAGGCCAAAGGTCTCAATGTTGACAAGCTAAGAAAACAGTTAGGAAAAGCTACGACTGAACAAAGTGCAAGGCGTTTTGCTAGTGCTACCAAGGAGTTCAGGCTGCTAGAAAAAACAATAAGATTAGAAGAGTCAAAGCTGAAAATCTTAAGACAACAGCAGAAAGGATTTGCATCAAGTCCGATTCGCGGTGGCGCAAACATGCCAGGATCGCCGCTTGCTCGTCAGGCAAGGAGGAAACGTCTTGAGCAAGTTGGTCTTGGCGCTGGCTTCCCGCTGTTGTTTGGCGGTGGTGCGGGATCAGTTATTGGCGGCGCCTTAGGTGGTCTGACCGGATCTTTTGGAGCGCAGATTGCTTTCAGCGCAATTGGTCAGCAAATTGATCAGTTTGTTGCAGGCGTTGCAGCTGTAGGCACAGCGCTGACGTCTGCCTCTGGAACGGTAGAAATGTTCCGAGAAAAGAATCTATTTAGTAGTGATGCAGTAAAAAAACACGCCTTTGAGTTGGAAAAACAGGGCAGAATGCAAGAGCTTGCGACCCTTTTGACAAAAGATCTTGCAAGTCAAATTGGGACAAATGCTGTTAAAAGTTTTCAAAACCTTGGCGGTGAAGTTAAAGAATTTCTTGACTCAATTAACCATTTGTTTGTAGCAGTTGGAGGATTCGTTGCTGGGCCCTTGGCTAAGCTCCTTGACGCAATTAATGCGACTCTAGGTGGTGTATCTACAAATGTAGAGTTTCAAAGTCTTCGTGATTCTTTGACTGGAGACGCTAAGGCTGAGTTTGAAGCGATTATTGCTAGAGAGCGTGGCGTTCGTGAATTAAGCAACCGAGAGAGACAAAGAGCTTTAATGATGGAGGAGTCTGTTGAACCAAGGGAGGGCAGGCTTACAACAGCTGTAAAAGAAAGGGTTTTGCAAGATCCAGCGATAGCAGCTCTGCGGCAAACACTTAATGTAACCGGCCAAACGACTTTGGATGACACATTAGGATTTAAAGATAGGGCCGCAGAAGAGCAAAAACGCATTGATCAGCGCATTGCTGCACTTCAGATAGAAGCAGCCAAAATTGCTGAAATTTCTGCTTTTAAGGATCGCATTGCGGCAGCCGAGGCGGTTGGAGACACAATGCTTGTAATTCGCCTGCAAGGCCAACAACGGCTTAAAGAAATTGAAAGTTCACGTCTAGAGAAGCTTATTAAAGCTACAACTCAACGTGAACAAGATGCGATTAATCTTGTTGCTCAAGCTGAAACAACAGCTGCGATAGCCCAAACTGAGCGGGAAATTAGTGCAGAATACTTAAAACGCCAGAACTTATTTGACGATACTGTCGCAGACCTTGAGTATCAGCTTGCAATTAGTCAAGCCACAAGCGAAGCAGAGCGTGAACGGCTTCGCATTGAGAAAAAGCTTCAAGAGCTGAAAAAGAAAGGACTGGAAGATTCGCAGGTTGCGCAAATTGGTCAATTAATGGGGCAAATATCCGCTGAAAATAGCCCTCTTAATAAGTTTATCAAGCAATCAGTTGAAAGCTTGAATAATCTTGAGCAGCACGCTGTTCAGGTAGCTCAAGGCATCGGCAATGCCATTGGCAACTCGCTTGTCAGCGGAATGCAGAACCTGATCACTGGAGCGCAAAGTGTCAAGGAAGTTTTTGCGGATATGTTGAAGAGCATTGCTGATGTGTTGGCTAAGCAGGCTGCACAAATGATTGCGACGTATATCGCGATTGGTATTGCTCGTGCGTTTGCTGGAATGGGTGGAGAAGGGGCTGACCCTAACTCAGCAGCAGTTGGAGATGTTTTACAGCAAGGAGGATTTACAACAGGAAATATGGCTGATCAAGCATCTGCAGGAACATTTACTTTTGCAGAAGGCGGTTATGTTTCCGGTCCTACTCGCGCAGTCATCGGTGAAGGCGGTGAATCTGAATACGTTATCCCCGAAAGCAAGATGCGTGAAAGCATGGCGCGTTATTCACGCGGTGCTCGCGGTTCTGCTGTTATTCCTGAAGCAGGAGGCAC